AGAGTTGTATTAAAAGGCATGACACATGTAGTGAGTCAAATTGATAGTCAAACTCAAATGTCTCTAACACCTGATTATAGAGGTGTTAGACCGGCAGTAAATGCAAAATTATGTTTAGTAAAAGATAAAAAGGTAAAACAAAAAGATTTCAATTTAGATAAAGTTGATGGCACTGGTCAAAGTGCATACAATGTTGATATATCAAAAATGCAAATGATCGGTATTCAGTATAGTTGGTATGGTGCTGGATTTATAGATTACATGATACGTGGAGCCGATGGTAACTTTATTTTCACTCACAGAATGCGTAATTCAAACATTAACACAGAAGCGTTTATGAGATCTGGTAACTTACCGGTGCGTTATGAAGTGACAAATGAGGGACCAAACGGAAAACTAGCAGACGGAATAGATAATGCACAAACAACTATACCTTTAGAAGATGCTTCTTTCTTTCCAGAATTAGGTGCAACAATTTATATTGATAATGAAATTATAACATATACAGGCATTGACGGTAATAATTTAACTGGATGCACAAGAGGAACAAACTTAATTAATTTTCAAGCAGGCGCTCAACGTACCTACACAGCAGGTCCCGCAGGAGCACATACTAGAAGAACAGGTGTTATTATAATTAGTAACACGATTACACCTATTATTAGTCACTGGGGGTCAGCGTTTATTACAGACGGCGGATTTGACGAAGATCGCGGATATATCTTTAGTTATGCTTCCACGGGAGTTGAAATTTCTACTACAAGACAAACTGCATTCTTAATTAGACTAGCACCTAGTGTTTCTAATGCTATTACTGGAGACTTAGGAGATAGAGAGCTTCTTAACAGAGCACAGTTACTTCTAAACGGTATTGAGGTTACATCAGATCCTTTGGGTTCTACAGACACAGGTGGTATTATTGTTGAAGGCGTTCTAAATCCTCAAAACTATCCAGAAGCACCAGGAGACGTACAATGGGTATCTTTGAATACACAAGCTGAAGGCGGTCAGCCGTCCTTTGCCCAGGTTGTAGCAGGTGCTGGGATTAACTGGGGTGTCGGAGCTGCTGTTACAGAAAGTGCTAATACTGTAGCAGTTGGTATAACACTTACAGCAACTACCTCAGTATATAGCCAAAATAGCACGTATGCATATATAATATCAAGTCCTTCCACGCCTATCGAAGCAGGTATGATTATAACCGGTGATAACGGCCAAGGCCAAGCAGTTTTTAGAAACAATACTATTGTAAATTCTGTACAACGAAACAACCAAAACGTATGGTTTGGCAGTGGATACCAACGAGCTGATAGACTTAATATAAATAAAACGCTGAATAGAGGTTATTCTTATGGCTTTACATCAACGCTTACATATCCTGCACCTGATGGAGTAACAACAACTTTATTATTTACAGAATCAAACTTTTTAGCTACAGGTGCAACAACTGGTACTCCTGTTGCACTGTCTGATGCAAACTTCCCTGCTGGTACAATTATATCTAGTATAGAATCAATTAACCTAGATGGTACTCTTTATTCAAAAGTTACACTTAACCAGGCCTCGTTTAGTACCTTTGCAGCAGGAGACAGTGTCACATTTGATCTTACTGCGGCGGCTTTTGCCAAACCTGGAGAAACTATATTTAAGTTTATTGCTGTTCCGGGAGAACGTTCAGAACTAGATCTTTCACCGATTAAAGAACTTACAAACACAAGTTTAGGTGGTAGAGGAACGTTTCCAAACGGTCCTGACGTGTTAGCTATTAATGTACGTAAGACAAGTGGTGCAGCGATTGAAGGAAATGTTATTCTGAAGTGGGGAGAAGCTCAGGCGTAGCAGTTTGGCTATCTCCTGGAAACACCCTATAGTTATCTTCAACAGAATCTGGAGTTGATACTTCGGTAATCGAACTTCCTGCTTGTATACATTCAAGTTGGTGTGGTTGTAAAGGCGGATTATGCCAGACATCGCCTTCTTTAAGCTCTTGCATATTCATTTTTGCAGTTTTTGTGTCAATCCAGCGAACAATAAAGCGGCCGTTATTAACAAACCATGTTTCGTCCTTCTCTTTGTGAAAATGCATAGAGAATTTAGCACCAACTTTCTCAAAAACCATGATTTTACCACAATATTTTTCATTTGTGGCCCAGATTAGTTCAAAACCCCATCCTTTTTCTACTTTTCCTTCAAGTCTTGTTGCCATTTTCCATCCATTCATAAGGTGTAGTGAATTTAAAGTCACCAATTGTGTTTAAAAGTTTAGTATTGTCACTACAAGTGTATTCTTGGTACTGACCATGCAGCGATGCTGGCATTTCTACCTCTTTTATAGGTACTCCCATGCGCTCGGACATGAATTTTGCCACAGCGCCGATACTTTCTGCATGACCACTACCTATATTCCATATACCACTTTCGTCAATATCTAAGAATTTTTCGGTAATTTTACAAATATCACCAACATATATAAAATCACGGTAATAATTGTCCGAATTTTGAAAAGGTTGTATTGATCCGTTAAATGCTTGTTTACGAAATTGGTGAAAAATACTAGCCTGCGGTCCTTTATGGTCTTCATACTCACCAAAAACATTAAAATACCTAAAACCTTGTACCCTACACCCAAACTCAGATACATCTGCTGAAGTAACAATTCTATCAAAGAGGTATTTCGACCATGCATAAGGCGATTTAGGTAAACAAGGTGATGTTTCTTTACAGTCTTTCAAAGGACCATACACACTTGCACTAGAAGCATACATTAAATTTGTTCCGTAATTTTCGCATAGGCCTAACAACCTTGTAGAAAAGTCTAAATTTTGCTCCATCACTGCTTCAACGTCAGTACAAGTTGTTTCACTAATTGCACCTAGATGAATAATTTGATCGTAAAAATCAACAGCCGGTAAGGTATTTGTAATCCAGTCAAAGCCTTCTACTTCATGGCCTTGTGAATGTAAATATCTACCTAAATTTTGTGCTATAAATCCTTTATAGCCTGTAATTAATATTTTCATTTGTATTCTCTATAATATTTGTAGTTGAATAACCTTGAACTGTAGGTATAATATGCACAGGTGCCAAATCATGCCCGACAATTTCATCAACTTTGTAGTCTCCGCCTTTTACAATAAGGTCAGGGTTTATTTTTTTTATTAAATTATACGGAGTTTCTTCGTCAAACAATATAACTTCATCTACCCAGTCTAAAATTTCTAATTGTTCTAATCTTGTTTGTTGATTATTTACAGGGCGACTAGGTCCTTTAAGTTTCTTAACACTATTATCAGTGTTTAAACCTACAATTAATTTATCTCCTAAATTTCTTGCTTTTTTTAATAATGTTAAATGACCTTTATGCAGTATATCAAAACATCCGTTTGTAAAAATTATGCGTTTTTGTAAATCAGTTTCTTTTAAGATATATGTACCAGCATGTTTTACGCTTTCAGTAGATCCTTTTACAGCAACCTCTAAACATTTCTTATACGGATATCCTTTTGTTAATCCGTATACAAATGCAGCCATAAAACAATCTCCTGCACCAGTAACATCTGATACTTCAACTGTTTCTACAGAAACTTTATATTCTTTATTGTCTATTGTAGCAAAAACACTATGTCCTGCATCAGTAGTAATGATATTACCTTGCCATTCGTCAAACTCAAACTTAGTATATTCACTGTTATTAGGTTTTATTAACCAAGCATCTTCGTAGTCGTATGCATACCGTTTTGGATCAACAATTACTTTAGGACCTTGACTATTAATATGAGCAATAATTTGCCTTGCATTATCTAGTACACCTTTGTCGTAATCGCTTAGAATAACATAATCGTATTCTGAAAAATCACTACATAATACTTCGTCTAAAACTACATTTGATTTTGCATTTTTATCTTTATCAATACGAGTTATATAATGGCCGTCGCAAATTATACGTGTCTTTATACTACATGGTTGATTATGTTCGAATAAACTAACATCAACACCTAAACTTTTTAAGTTTTCATAAACAAGACCTGCACCGCCTAATGTCTCTTTTTCTTCTGAATATGTGATTACAGGAACAGGTGCTTCTGGACTAATTCGAGAACTAGTACCATAAACATATTTGTCGATTATAATATCACCTAAAACTAATACTTTTGACATAATTAATTATAACATTCTTATTAAGATTCGTCAAGTAAAGATATTACTTGAAATACAGTGCGTAATTTTGTTTGGTTTACCTTACTTTGAAGTGTATTTCTGAGGCCATGATGTAACGGCTTAGGCCACATACCAAAAGATACCCATGCATAACCGTCATGTTCACTGTTTAAATTAGGTATGAATTCTTCATTTATAACACACAAATAGGTGTGAAAATGAAAATGTTCGTCATTACTAACAAAACTTTCTAAAGGAATAGTTTTCCTTATGTTTGGCATTTCGCCTATTTCTTCTATTATTTCACGTTTTAAGCCTTCAAATGGGGTTTCTCCGGCTTCGTTGCCACCGCCTACTAGTCCCCAAAGATTGTTCTTTTTACCATTTGCTCTATGCAATAGTAAAAATCTTTCAGTTTCTTTGGCAAAAATTAAGGCTCCGCTACATACTATATCTGCTTTCATATAGTATATATTTTAAAGTACGATTCTCCAGGTTCCAACCTGGTATTCTCCTTCAAAGGATTTAACCCATTCAACTCCGTTATACTTGTATTGAACACCAGTATTTAAGTTTGAAGTATATGTTAAATTAGATGTTTCAGCAGAGTCAAAAACAACACTCCAACTTGATCCGTCCCATTCAACAATATCGTTTGCATTTGCAGTAAGATAAGAACTATCAGCATTTTGCCAGGCACTTGGCCCTTCGCCTCCTGTATGAGGTCCTATTGCTGATAAAAGTAATAATCTAACACCGCTTGATTTGATTGCTGTTGGATCATAATTTGAAGGATCTATAATATAGTCTATTTTTGACTTAGATTGCAGTGGACTAGTAATGATGCTATCTGTAGGAACTGTATCTTCGTCAAAATCTAATATCAAACGTTTGGTATTTGTTGCGTCTAATGTAAAAGTTGCAACTACATCACCATCTATGTCAGATCTACGTAAAAATAGTTTACTAATTCCTGCTCTATAAGGACCTGCAAATTGTTCAAACATAGGTTGCCAATCTATTTCGCCTACTGTTGCTCCTTCTACTATTAAAGCAGTATTGTTTAGTACAACAATATTATAATTATTATAATTTACGTTTGCTAATGCATCAACATCGCCTCTTATGGCTTTACGATCTTCACCGTTCCTATTTTCACTTGTTGCAGCTAACGGATTGTTTTGATAAGCATCTAACGTAGGTCGTGCTTCGCCAAAGTCAATTACTCCTGCTTCTTCATTAAAAATACTTGTAATAATATTTGTAATTACACCAAGTCTTTTAACTTTTGCAGGCGGACTAATAAACACCGGAGTGGTAAAGCTAATAGAACCTACATCTATTTCACTATCTACCCCTACAGGTATAGATCTATTACTCCAGTTAATATTTTCTAAATGCACTACACTTAAACTTGTCCAATCTACGTAATTATCAGTAGTTTGTATTTCTAAACTTGGATTAAACAAACACAATATTTGCTCCATAATTTGTAATTTTTGATCAGTGTTTGTACTCCATATATCGACATTTACACTTAATATATAAGGAACAGGCATTATACGTTCTACAGTATATGCATTACCTTGTTCTTCACCATATGTATTTGTAGCTGGATCGTACTCTCTTTCACGTACATTTACTTTACTTACATAACTTTGGTCACTTGTTCTTGACCTGTCCATTTCTAAACCAGTAATATACACAGCCATTCTAGGAGCACTAGGTATTTTATTTTCTGAATTGTCTCTAAGGAGGCTAGATACTTGTCTCGTCATATCACCATACATGACAGGAATGCTAGTAAATTGTCCTTTGTTATCTTGATATTGAAAATTACTCATTAACCGTATAATTTGTGTAAGATAACGCCTTATTTGTCCGTCATAAAAATGTTGCATTAATTGTCCGCCTTAGGTCTAAGTGCTTTACTCAGTGATTGTCTTTCTTCCACAACTTCGCCATTTATAGTGCTTGTATTTGTATTGTTAATAAATGATGTTTTTTGTGTTTGACGCAAATTAGTATTAGATAGTGTCATACGTACACTGTCTTCCTGTCTAACCCATTTTGAACC